CTGGATGTTCGCAGTGGCGATATCCTCCAGGTCGAGCGCTTTGATGTCCTCCAATACCTTGGAGAGAATCTGGTAGTAGACCGAAGTGATGACGGTAACGACTACCGGCCCGCCGCCGCAAATACCAGTGTAAACATGCCAGAACGACATGATGCCATGCCCGCGCCTATTTGTAGTCGATGTTTACTACGATTTCATTCGCCGCCACTGTCCCCGTGTCGTTATCTGCGACACCCGTAGTCAATCCAAACCCAATTCCAGTGGCAAAGGCCAAACCTTTGTCACAGTTGATCACCATGCCGGCGCCTGCTGTATTGCCTGGGATGCTCAGTGTCTTGACTGGGGTATCCGTCCCGACAGTAGGCGCAGTCGCTTTGTTGTAGAGCTTCAGGTAGCGAACGGCCGCATTTATGTTGAACACTTGGATAGCGTACACTTGTCCAGCGGAAGACTTGACGTTCGTCCCATTGGTAGTCGCAGCGGAAATCGTCTTGTGCATCGACAATCCACCGCTGGTCGCAGGCGTATCGGTTACCAGCCATGGCGTCGTGTTGGCGGTGTTTCCCGGCTGCACTGTCCAGGTTCCCGACTGGGCGGCCTGTACAGCAAAGGTTCCGGTCCCTACTACCGTCACGTTGTTGGTGATCGACGTTACAGCTGTGACGGTTCCGACATTCCATGTCCCAGATTGCGCAGCCTGAACCGCGAATGTTCCCGTACCAACGACGGTTACGTTATTGGTGATCGACGTGACGGCTGCAACGGTCGTAACGGTAGTGACCGTTCCAATGTTCCAAGTGCCGGACTGGGAGGCTTGAACCGCAAAGGTGCCTGTCCCTACCACGGTGACGTTGTTCGTGATGCCGGTCAGGGTCGTTACGGTCCCAATGTTCCATGTTCCGCTTTGCGTGGCCTGAACTGCGAACGTCCCAGTTCCCACTACTGTTACGTTATTCGTGATGCNCGTCACGGCAGTGACGGTCCCGATGTTCCATGTCCCAGATTGCGTCGCCGCTACAGTCCCAGTGACGCCAACCCAAAGAGCGCCAGTTGAACCAGTCCGCAACGGTGCATAGTCGCCGTCAACCGGAGTAAGCGTCGTTAGCGAATCATCACGGACCGCAAGGATTGCGACTCCGGTGTCAGTCGAACCAGCCGCGCTGTCGATCGCCTTACCAAGATTCGTAGCGCCCGTACCCGGAATATGCGACGCTATATCCACGTCTCCGATATCGACGCCATTGTTAGCCGCCAGTCGCCCAATCGTGTTGGTGCCAGTCGGGAGCGCTCCCACGATGTCGATCTGGAGATTGCCAGCTGCATCGACCAACAGCGGCACGAGTGTGCCGGTGCCAGCAGCGGAAGTGTTGCCCCCGATCGGCACCGGATAGGCAGGCGTCACGATCTGAAGCACATCAGGCGTGCCAACAGTCGTGGCATAGACCAGGACGGATGCTGGCCAATGGATCGAATCGGTGTCTTCTAGGGTACGGAGGGTATTTCCTCCGGTCCCGGAATTTAACAAGGTATTGTCAGACAACTTGTGCCCCTTGACTTGTATCCTCTAACTGCGTATCTCACTGTCAGAGGAGGGACTCTGCCATGAAAAACCGGAAAATCTGGCTGGTCGTAGGTTCTAATGAGGTCAGCCACTTATCCGACTCCTAATAGCAGCAGATTGACGTAGCCCATGCCTGATGGTCCAGCGGGGGATTCTGGAGTTCCGACCGTCGTGAAGTTCGTGGGGTCGAGTAGGTTGTAGTAGTCGGCATTCAACCAAGCGGTGGAACGTGCTGCCGCAGATAGGCGCACTTCGTCCATTACGGATTTGTTAAAACTCGAAGCATTGCTGAATGCGGCTATTGCAACCACGTCAGAAACAGTCGTGTTGAGCGTACCCGACCCAGCCGTACTATCATCAACAGCACCGTTATGATAGATATACGCTGTCGCGCCGTCATACGTGCCAGCCGCACAATGCCATGCTGCTCCGGTTCGACTAACCGACCCAAGGGCATCGACTTGCGATCCGCCACTTCCAGTCCCGTTTATTCGCACACTATAATACAAGTTCTGTCCCGAGAACCCCATCGCTATCTGTTTGCCAGTTCCCCATTTTGTCAGTAACGCGCTCGATGCAGCGCTAACAGGATAATACAAACACTCTACCGTGATGTTGCTTGCCCCATCAAACCATGAGGCATCGCCGCAATTGATGTAATCGTTACTCCCGTCGAAGTCCAACGCCTTATAGATAGAACCGTCAACCACATCTCCAGATGTCATGGCACCAGCAGATGTCCCATGATCGCTGTCCGCCTTGCGATTCTTCATTTGCGGGGCGGATCCACTCGGATCTTCATGCATCGGGTAAACGGCTTTACAGTTTGCGTCGTAGGCGTTGTACTGGCCGTAGGTATCGCTAACAGCCGGCTGCGACTCGGCGGCCTTCTCATACCAGATGTAGATCGTGGTGTCGGTAGTGCTGCTCACTGCTGACACTTTGACAGCAATGTCGGCATACGCTCCAGTGCCGCCAGCGGTAGGATGGCAAGCGCGAATATCGCAAGCTAGACGAGTAGTACCTGCGGAGTCAGAAGAGAACCGCACATCCCCGCCGCCGTCGAGGCAAGAATTGCCCGAGGATGTATTTAGCATTTCACTCGGCAGCGAGTCTGGTTCCAGAATAAAGGTCCAGTCCGATAGATCGGCATCGACCAGAGTCTGGTCGATTGTCAGTGCACATCGACGGCCCCATCCATCTGGAAATGCCACGCAACACCATTACCGGTTGAAGATGCTAGACAATCTCCACGCCTCGTGATTGGTGATCTTGACTTTCGCGCCACCGCCTCTGCGAATGTAGTAGGCTTGCCAGACAAGATCCGCGCCGGACGTGTCAAGTATGGAAAACACCACCATCTCGTAGCGTTCGCTGACCCAATGAATCTGCGCTGCTTTGTAGTTGTCTGGAGCGCCGTCGATGGCCCCTTGCATCCACTCGTAGAGTGCGCGGTTGCGCACGGATTGGCTTGGAGGTTCGTCCTTGAAATAGGCCACTTCGCCGCCGCCGCCCTCGTCCACCACATAGAAATAGACATTGCGGTAGACACCTTCGGTCCCTTTTATCTCGCGGATGTTGACGCCATACCATTTCGTGCCATCCGGTTTAGTTTCCAGCAATTCCGGCGTGCCGACGGCATCGACGAAATCCTTTGCTTCGAGCGCGGCCAAAAGTTGAGCTTTCGTCATAACCAATCCTTTCTGTTTGCGCTACGTGATCCCGCGCGTCTCGTACTCGAACGGCCCAAATGTATCGCCGGTTGCCTGATCCAGCGTTGATGACTGGAGCAACTTGTCGATTGCCAACAGTTCCTCGTAGAGACCCTGTTTGTACTGGATGTGGCGATCCGTGTTCTGGATCGCCTCCAGTTCAACGCCAATTGCGTTCCTCCGAGTGATGAGACTGTCGCGAATGCCCATGCGTCACCCCATGTTTTCGGAGAACAACTCGGATTCGGCTGGAACCGTCTCCTTGAGCATCTGCTGGACATCCTGGAACTTTTGGGCGATCGTTTCCTCCATCGTCGTTTCACCATGCAGCCGTGGATGCTGACATTCGATCGCCCGTTCATATGCTGGGTGATCTTCCGGCACGACGGCCAGTTTCAGGCGGTACCGATAGGCAGTATCGACGAGCCCGTAGTGGTTAAAAAATTGGCGATTGGCGTCAATCCCATCGTGGGCCCGGACGATAATATCAGGATGCGGTACGGGGCCGCGAATCTGCCGGACCGCGAACACCTTCATTGGCGCCGCCATCACACTCGACCTGCCAGTAAACAGATCATCACACGAATCATCGGCGGAACGCCGCTTTCCCCTCGGCATTGCTTTCTCCCTCATGAATCAAACCATCGAATGCGAAAACCTCATACGGTGCATTTGACGACGTAGCGCGGCTCCACCACTGCCGGAACACCGAACTCCGATACCTTCCATGCCCGCACGATGTCGTAGCGGAACTCCCAGTCGCTGTTGGCTGGCAGTTGCTCGGAGCTGAGGGGCCAGACTTCCATATAGCGGAACGCCTTCATGAAGTTCCCGATGAACCACGTCGTGTAGAGCGAGAATTCAGTGTACATCCTGCTCGACACGTAGGGGCTGGACAGAATCTCGATTGGCGACATCATCTGGGCCGCGCCCATGTTCGGATTCCGCAGAGGATTGGCGCTCCACGTGTTAGGAGAACTGGTGGTCGCTGCACCGCTGAACTCGATTTGTGTCGCGTTCACGATACGACGCGCCGTATAGAGCAGATTCGCCGATACAAGTAGCTGATTGGCGTCAACAACAACGGGTTCTCCGGTTTCGGCGTCCGTCATGGCATCGAACAGCAGCATCGCATTCTCGATGTCGGTGTAGTCAGCAAGGCCATTGTTCTCCGCCAGATTGTCGAAATTATGCGGCGCCGTTGCCAAGTTGGCATAGGTTGCAGTAGCGGTCGAGCCATTACGCTTCCACGTATCGGTGGCGCCAATCGCGCAGTCAACGACGCGCTTTTCCTTGTTCATCGCCATCGTGTTCGCAATCGTGTTGGCGCGATCCAAGAGCACATTCGTGCGATCCGCAATGAGGGTTTCTTTCGTGAGTGGAAGGATATGGCCCCTCTTGACCGGCCGTGGCGTCTCGACATACGCCTGTGTGATGCCGGTCAACGGATACGGTTGCGTCTCGGCGATCGCCTCCGCATCATCCCCGACGGCCGAGATGCCGGCGATCTTCTCGCCATCGAGGAATGTCGTCGTCACGTTGCGGGCCAACCGTGGCGCGATGAAGGCCGGGTTGTTCCACGCATCCATGATCTCGTTATAGACGATCTGACCGCTGATCTTGCTGAAGGCGGCCGTCGTGACGGCCCCCATGCCAGCCTCTTCGAGTGACGCCAGCGAATGGCCCCCGTCCGGAACCCACGACTCGATGATCTCCCGACCGCACGCTGCTCCGTGCGCATCGCGCACGAAGGTCTCAAACAACCGCCGAATCGAGAAATCGCGCGGCGTGACGTTGCGCTGGGCAAAGTCCGCCGCCACGTCGTTCCAGAATTTCTGACGCTCCTCTGGTTTGGGCGACTTCACCGACTCCTCGTAGAGTCGGCAATAGTGCTTGGTAAGTCTGCTCATCATAACCCTCCTTTTCAGTTCTGAATGATCGGTTTCCCTGTCACACGTCAGTATGGCAGCGGTTACCAAACACTAACGCAATTGCCACGCCCCGAGGTAGTCGACCGTCAAAGTCGAAACCTCAGCCGACGTATTCTTGATGCCGACGAAAAGATTCAACTCGCCGGTGCCAGCGGCCGTATCCGCTGTTGACCATTTCTGCTGAATCAGATTGCCGTCGCTATCCCTGCACTGCTCGAAGTTCTGGCCACCGTCTGGATCGTAGTAGAACGTGATCCGTTTGTCGGTGCTGGAGAGTGGTTCCACGACAATCATGTACGTCGACCATCCTTGGTCAGCGGTGATGTCAGTCGTGGACGAATTGTATACCCCGGCAGCCGTTGATGTACTCTTGACGGCCAGAGTGGATGCCCCTCCGGTTTTGTCAAACACAGCCAGATATTTGTCGGCTGCTGGTCCTCCGCCATCCAGGATCGAAGAGGCGCCAACTCCATCCATGAAGCCGAACATCATTTCTGCATTGTTTTCATTGGTGGTGGCAACCAATTTGGCGCGCATGAGAGCCATGAGTGGTTTGTCGGTGGCGACCTTGAAACATTCCTCAAGACTCAAAACATAGACCCCATCGTCGTTAAGTGCGGTACTGGCGAGTTCGATCAGTCCTCCGACAGGCGCATCGGCGTCGATCGCTGCCGCACCACTGGGATCCGCCGTAACGGTCCACACGACACCGGTCGCCAAGTCAAAGAAATCATCGAACAATCCGAATTGCCGGATGTTGTCGACGATTGGTTCCCTGTTGAGAAGTTTCGTGGCCATCTGCATTCCTCCTTTTCGTTTGCGATGTAGCAGTCAAGACACGCGAGAGACGATCACTTCTTGAAACGAAACCTCTCCACCAGGTCCTCGCGCAACTGCTGGTAGTTCGGAACGGTGTTGGCGGATGGCTGCGCGGCCGGGATGGCTCTGATTCTCGCTGACGGAGGCAGCCCGTCCGCGAATTGATCCATCTCGGCGCGTGTCTGTTTCTCTCGCAGTTCCTGGTACTGCGATCCCGAGAGAGACATGATGTCCAACCGGTGAGCCTGGACGCATTCCATCAGGTCTAGCGAATGGGCCAACGACTTGATGGAAGACTCAATCGCTGAAAGCCGAGTCTGGATCGCGGATTCGGCCGCAGCAGATGCGGACTGGGCATTTGGGCCTGTGGCGTCCGCGGATGAAGGTGTCGCGGGTGGTGTTTCGGCGGATACTTTTTCGTCACCAGCAGGCGCCGCCTGAGCTGCAGGAGCCGCCGGAGCGCTCGGTTCAAGCTCCGGGCCGCCAGCAGGAGTCTCGGATTCGGTCGTGGAACCAGTCGGGGCAGTGGCTTCCGGCTCCTCGACCTCTGGTGGTTCCGGTTGTGCCGGACCGAGAACCTTCTGCTCCGTCTTGAGGATGGTCATAATCTTCCTCCCTATTTCGTGCATGGACAATGACGCATCGTCCAGAATTGCCATGATGGCCCCACGGAAAAACGCTCGTGCGGTGTTATCGCCCTGCATCGCCCCGTAGCCCGTAACCTCCGTTATGTCCGACTCGAACAGACCCCGAGTCGTGGCGGGATATCGCACCAAGTCAACGGACCGAACCTTGTGAATCTGTTCAACGACGGGGCCATCCTTGTCATCCGTTACGTCACCTTCGGCTGAATGGCTGAGCCCAAGCTGTTCTGGCATCCGTCTGGCGCTTTCAAGGAACCAGTTGGCGTATGGGTGAGAGCGGAGGTATTCTAGGTCTCCGTACAGGCCGTCCTCGTTCGTCGCAACTCTGACAAGGCGACCAAAACCGTCAGAAACACGTCTCTGGTCATCTGTCCGGTGATCGAAGTTGACCCCGATGCCCTCGTAAAGACCTTTCGCGGCCTCAAGAGCTTCCCTCCGGTACCGGCGACCATTGCTGCTTCTGAGACCGAGAATCTTGACCCGTCGGATGACCGCCGCCTCTTCGTCGATGGCGTCGTTCGACCAGGCGACACGTTCACTCAGATACATCCATTACCTCCTGTCTACCGATGTGGCGGTGGTGCGCGGCTTCTGTCCCATCTCGGGCATCTGGCCGACGTTGCCCGGTTCCTCGGCCTGTGGCTGGAAGAGCTTGTCTCCAAATCCTAACCCGAGCCCGACCCTGCGCAAAATCTGACTGGCCTGTTGGGTCTGACCAATGGGAGGCTCTGACGCCAAATTGGCCTGTTCGTGCTCGAAGTTTAACTCCTCTTTCGCGCTCCAGCTCTGTCGCGACAGGAGTCCGTACTCATAGAGCATCGAGCGAATCTTGGTCTCTTCCAGGCGATTTCGCGTCGACACACGGGGCGGCAGGATGTCGATCTCGATGGAGCGACGCAAGTCCCGCACGTCAGAGATGCCAAACCTAGCAAATCTTCCCGCTCGAACAGCAACTTCTAGAATTTTCCACTTAGTCTTGCGGAAGATGTCGACGAACCAGCACTGATCGGTCTCGACCGCCTTGACGAATGGGCTTTCAGTCACTAAAACTGACGCGAAATTAGAGGTCGAGGAATCCGACGAAATGAGCCAATCCGGCATGTTCCACCGCACGGCCACATAGCGCAAGATGGCCTGACTCACATCGATGAACATCGCGCCCGTGCCCATCGGACCAGGTTTGTAGATTTGCCCTGCTTTCACGTCCAGGATCGTACCGGGGAGATAGCGCTGGTACTTCCACGTCCTAGTGTTGCCTTCTGGCGTAGTCTGGTCGATCTCGTAATGAGTCTTGCCGGATGTGAGGCTCAGTACCTGGGCTCCGGTCGTGCCCATGGGATGCTCACGGATCCACGCGATGGCGGACTGTAGGGCCGCACCCTCACCCGTATTGCGGAGAATCTTGTCTGCCCGACGTAGTTCCGCCCCCACAGCATACAGGTCACTCAGGCCGCGTTTCACGTTGCGGACGACATTGCGCTTCCCGTGCACGACCTCGAAATTGGAAACGTAGTCCCAATTCTGTTGCCCACGGTCTAGGAAATACCCGTGGACGCGCGCCGGATTTCCAGGTTCAGTGGCGATCCCGAACAACCAATTGAGGGCATAATGACCAGCGTACTCGTCCATGCCCCGCCGATCGGCAGGCTCCGTGACGGCATCAGGCTCGATGAAACAGGCATCGCTGCGCCCGCCGCCAAGGTGCTGGAGATGCAGAAACGCTTCTCCGTCCACGAGGGCTCGGTTGTGAAATTCCCGCTCAACCTCCCGCCACGCTACCCGTTCGTCAAATTCATCGATCCATGCCTGGGCGTAGAGCGCGACCTCGATATCTTTCTTTGTCTTGGCCGACAGGTCGTACTCGAATCCGGTGCCGATCGTGAAGTTCGTGAGCACATTGATTGCGCCGATCCCAACTTCATTCACGCCGGCCAGAAGTCTGGCATCACCGCGAATTTGAGACAACTCCTCCTCTGATTGGAAGAATGGCCAGTTGCTGCCATTCGCGCGATCCTCAAGGCGTGAGACGTGACCGCCATAGATACGTGGGTCCTGTGGCCAACGGGGATCGTCGAACAGGTAGCCGTGGGGATCTCCGAATTGCTCTCCGGTCTCCTGGAACAAAGAGGCCGTCACGAGACCGCGCTGCCGTTTGATGGATTCGAGCTGGGCCTCGGCCACCTGGAGTTCAATCTCGGCCTTAACCTGGTCGAGTCTCTCAAGAGCTGACGGCATGCGTCACCTGATCATGGAAAGTCGCTATGTGGACGCCTACGGAAGACCCAGTGCATGAATTGGTTTGGCAGATGGCCCCTACACATCACGCGGCATTGAGCGTTGACGCAAGCAATTGGGCGCGACCGCCAGATGTCCTGGAACGTCAAGTTATTCAGGTCCCCGAGGCAGCAATCAGGCTCCCCGCGCTTGTTGACGCAGGTCCAGACATGACCGTCGGGAGTAACAACCGTCTGGACGGCGCTCCACAGGCATTCATTATAGCCGTGGCTCTCCCAATTTGCGTATGCTGTGAATCTATCGCGGTCCAGTTCTACCGCAATGTCTTCCGGTGGGACAAAAGTCTCCAGAAACCTCGCAATCCAATCCACATTGCCCTTTCGGACGCCAGGAGTCGCAAACTCAAAGTCCACCAGCGGGCGGAACTGCACGTAATCAACTCCGCATTTTTTGCCCAGTTGCAGCATTTTGTCCGCGAGATGGTAGTTTTTTCCATGGAGCAGGAACCCCATGCCCACGACCGAAACGGCCAATCCGAGCAACCGCGCACCCTCACGGGCAGCCTCGAAGGCATCGACTTTTTTCCATTTTCGGTACGATTCCGCGTCCGGGCAGTCCATGCTGATGTAGGCCCACTCCAACGATTCCCCGAGCGACGATGCCATTTCGGGCGTGACATGCACTCCGTTGGTGTAGAGTCCCTGCTGGAGCGAGGTGGCCGCCGTAGCCGAGGTGATGTGCTGGAAGTCCGGGTGCAGCGTTGGTTCACCACCACCAGTCCAGGTGATGCTCCTAGTTCCCAACTCGGCCAGTTCGTGAACGAGGTTCATGGCAAGACCCGTATCCATCAAGTCCCCGACCGAAACCTGATGGCGACCTTTCATCATGACGGAAAACGGTCCACGGCTGTGAGTGTGGGCGAAATGGCAGCCCGTGCACGCGAGCGAGCACCTGTTGCTGAGGTCGATCTCGACGTTCACCGGCGGGGAGACAACCCCATCCCGGATTGCAACCAGTACATCAAGATGATGCACCAGCTTTGACTTGTAGTTTGTGAAACGTTGCATCCAACCAGCTCACTCTGGGACACCGCGTGACACTACAATTGCCCTGTAGGCCAACCTGTCGAACCATGTGAACCTATAACCCAAATCCCATAGCATCGCGATGAAGTAATAGTCCGCAGCATATTCTCCCAGCCAGTCCTGCGCGTGGTTTATCCATATATTTCGCGCGACGACGTAGCAGGACAGGTCGATGTGATTAAGTTCCGGCCTACGTTTCCAAGTTGACTGCGTGGGAACGTACTGCCCAGGCAGCACGCCGCACCATATCACGACATCCGGTCGATCATTCTCCTCAACGAACGTTTTCAGATCACCGAATACATCTGGATCGATGAGTACGTTGTCATCGGAAAGCACCAAAACGTAGTCACCGTGAATCATGTCGACGTGATTGCGGATATCTAGAAACATGCCCTCGACACCGAGTCCGACATCATCGCGTACAATTACGTGTTCGACTGGCACCGTTTGTGACTGCACGCTACGGATGCAGCGTGCCAGCGCCAAGGGTCGCCGAAAGGTAGGGGTGTAGACCGTAAACAATGGACTTTTTCCGAGGTCTGATATGCAATTCACGAGTTTCCTCACTTTCGAGCTTGGAGCGAAGTGCAACTTGGGTAAAGTCCATGTCATGTGCCCCAATATGTCGCCCGAGCGATACGGATCGGTAGAGACAACTCGTCAACTTGATGACGATACAATCATCGCGACGGCCGCAAGAATGTATTTGGAATTTGGTTTTCGCGGCATGGTCGCCTGGCACTACTACAATGAACCCACTATTTATGCCGAGAGGATGTTCGCGATTATGCGCCAACTGCTCTACGTTATCCCACAAGTTAGATTCGTACTCTGGACCAACGGGACCATGATCCCCCACAATTGCGCTGACTACAGTATGTTCTCTCGCATCTTCGTGACGGACTACAGTCTTGATGGTCACCCGCCACGGAATATCGACAAACTCAAGTCAGTCTGCCGCTCCGTGACGGTTAGTGGTGACGCATTCGATACCCGCCTGACTGCGATTCACGTCCCCTTCAATTCAACATCCGCGTGCAAAAAACCATTCGTTGAGTTCATCTTGGACACCTATGGAAACGTACATTTTTGCTGCGTTGATTGGCGAGGTCAGATTATGCGTCGCAACGTCTTTAACGACGATCTTGCCGAAATCATTTCCATGTGGCAAAATTACCGCGCTGAGGTAGCTGGCTGCCGCATGACCGATAAGGCCCCGCCAATTTGTCAGTGTTGCTCGCTGCGACAGCACTCTCTGGTGATCCTCGATCCAACGTTGCAAACTGCCATTGGAGAATATCATGCACGCCTGTGTCGATCTGGTTCCGGACACATCACGTGACCTGCGCATTCAGGTATTCTCTGTGTGCTGGAATGAGGAACGCATGTTGCCATTTTTCTTCCGACACTATGAGGGCTTTTCTGATCGCATAATCATCTATGACAACCAGTCAACCGACAGATCATGCGACATTATATCCAGCCATCCATTAGCCGAACTACGGCACTGGAACACCAATGGTTTTCTAAACAACAGCGCCATGATGGCAGTAAAGAATACGTGTTGGCGAAACACCACGGACTGGACGATTGTCGTGGATATCGACGAGTTCGTCTATTATCCTCACCTGCGTGCCTTACTCGCCAAACCAGACACCCCGCCAGCGATCAAATGTGTAGGGTGCCAAATGGTGTCCGAACAATGGCCACAGACCGATAGTCAACTGACTGATGTGGTACGTAACGGAATCCCCTGTCACTATTTTGATAAGGTTTCGCTCTTCGATGCCAGTCGTGTCAAGTTCATCAACTACGGGCCGGGATGCCATGAATCGCTGCCGATCCTGCACGATGGCACGCAAGCCATTGTGAAAAAAACACCGGTAAAATTGCTGCACTACAAGTTTTTGTCGCGATCATGGGTGGTGGAACGATATGCACAATTACATGCGCGAAGGAGCGAACAGGATATTGTGCATGGATACGCAACGCACTATCTGGATATAGATCGCGCCGTCATGGAATACGATGACGCAATCGCGCATGCGACAGATGTCGTTGGTTAGGCCATTGAATCATTCGCGTCAAATCGCGTCAAATCGTGGTGCAAAGTTCGGACCAGTCTTCTCGCGGCTCCTCGACCCCATAGCTGGCGATGTGGTGCGCCAACTGCAACGCCATCGCGAGCGCGTCAGGCCCATCGTCATACCGGTGCGATGGAAATCCACGCAACTGCTCCATCAGGAGCGCAGTGCCGGGACTGTGGCGACGAAAATGCAGCAACCCGCGCGACAGAAAGGGCGTGATGGCGGCCCTGATCTTCATCCGCTTGTCCTGCTGGCTCGAAATGCCGTGGATGAATGGAAAGTAACCGGCCTGCCGACACTTGTCCTCGAACATCGGACGCAACACGCCCTGGAATCCATTGATCTCCACCCCAATCGTGATCGCGTGATGCTCCAGCGACATGGCCAACACGTCCAAGACCTGCCGGTAGCCGTCTCGGCGGCGAATGTCCGCATCCACGTAGATGTGGCCATTCTGGCTCGGAGCCAGCACCACGATGGCGCTGTAGTCGGCCTTCTCGTTGTGGCCCACCGATGGGTCCAACACCACCAATCGGAACCGCACGTCGGCCGGCCAATCGTCAAACCAAATCGCATGCGTGAAGTAATTGGAATCCCACTCAGAGTCCAACACCTCGGGTGGCCGTTGCTGGTAAAGCGCCTCCCACATCCATGGGTAACCCGAGAGATTGTATTGCCGTCTTTTGGCCTCCAATGTCTCGATCGGCCACCGCTCGGGCCAAAGGGCCGACCCCTGGTCCCCAATGGCCGGCATCGAGATCACCTCCCACCGCTCGCCCGTCTGTTCCGCGTTGGCAAGTATGAAGCCGATCAGATCGTCCTTGTGCCACCTAGTCGCAGTCACGAGCAAACTCGCGCCAGGCTCCATGCGCGTCACACAGGATGTCAAAAACCACTCGTGCTGTTTCTTGCGAATCGTTTCCGAAAGAGCATCTTCAACATTCCGATGATAGTCGTCGATCACCGCAATGTTGAAACCGCTTCCCATCGTGGTCCCCGCCCCCACACCCCCAGCGTACAGCTCCCCCTCGTTGGGCGCGCTCCCCATCACCTTCCAATGCTCCCATGAGTACGTCGTCTCGTCCAACGGAAGTCCGCACATCTGCCGAATGTGCGTCGAGGCCCGCTGCGCCAACCGGGCCGTCGCCGACCACACCATCATGTTCCGCCGAGGAAACCTCCGCCTGTACCACGCCATCCCGTAGATGCACATCAACGATGTCTTGCCGTGCCGAGGCGGCATCTGACAAATAATCCGCGTGTTCGGTACAAAGGCCGCCCGGATCAACGCATCATCCAACACCATCAGGTGCCGAGACATCTTCCACGTCCCACGAGACGCCTTCACGGCAAACAACGCCGGCGAATCCTCGTTGCCACACAACTCAACCGCCCCAACTTTCCCCGCACTCTCCAGAGATTCAGATTCCCGATGACGATTTCGGTCATTCCGGTCATTTCGGTGATGTCGACGCATCCTCATCAATACCCCCACCAGACCACTTTCGCGCCGCCTTTCCCCACCCACCCTCCCGACTGATCAATCCAGATGCGAATCCCGACCCCAATTGCCTATCAT